ACAAATAAACCATTGATAACATTAGTGGTCCCATTTGTCTTCGGGAAAAATAATAACAGACATCATGAGTGTCATTAGAATCAAGACCAACGCCGCAGTTGCAGCTGTACTTCCTGCGAATGAGGATCAAGCCGATTATCCGGCAACCTTCTTCGAGGGAGGTAATGAGATCAGGCTGTACGTTCACCGGGGAGAGAAATTAGACGTGTTGAGGCAGTATGTCTACATGGGCCTTCAGGAGAAAAATTGTAAGATCCAGCATGTGAATGCTTACTTGTATGCAGTCCTGCAAGGGGAAGAAGAACGTTTGGAAGCAGATTGGGACAGCTTCGGGCAGAAAATAGGGAATCAGGGAGAAAAAATTGGACCTTTCAACCTGGTCAAAGTGGGAGATATAAATGATGGTCTTCCGGATGGCAAACTCAATGCTGAGGTGAGTGCAGAAGACGACGCCTGGTTGCCCCTGTTTTTGCTCGGGCTGTACAGAGTAGGGAGAGCCAGTGAGACCACGTACCGGACCCTGCTGATGGAAGCACTCATCAAACAGTGCAAGGCCATCAAATCAGATTGGGTATCACCTGTAACATCCACACATAAGTACTTTGATGTGTGGGGAAATGACGGCAATTATTTGAAAATAGTGGCTTGTGTGGACATGTTCTACAACCACTTCAAAAGAGCATCAAGGCACGTTCGGTGGGGGACAATTGTGTCACGATTCAAGGATTGTGCTGCACTGGCCACCCTGGGACATCTGGTTAAGATCACCGGACTCACCATTGAGGAGGTATTCACCTGGGTTCTGCAAACAGAAGTAGCAGATGAATTAGTTAGAATGATGAAGCCGGGACAAGAGATTGACAACGGCGCATCTTACATGCCATACCTGATTGACATGGGTATATCTGCAAAGTCTCCATACTCAACGATCAAGAGCCCGTCGTTCCACTTCTGGGGTCAATTGACATCTGCCCTATGTAGATCTAAGAGAGCATTAAATGCAAGACAGCCTGATGAGATTGATTCAGTATCCATCTCCAATGCAGGGCTGCTCATGGCATATGCACTAGGAAGTAGTCCAGATATTGAACAACAATTCAGCAATGGGGATACATATAGAAAACCTCCGAAAGCAGAGTCTWACCTGGTAACAGAAGAGCCAAAAACCCGGGCTGTTGTAGACTGGATTGCGTGGTACTCTGATGTCGATAATAAGCCAACGGATGAGATGCTCCTGATGGCAAAGAGAGTGGCTGGGACTATCTCAGGACCACGAGAGAACTCAGTTGGGAAATGGATCAAGCAGACCTATGGTCAATAAGGGCATAACGGATAAATGCCTGAATATATAAATATATCAAACCAAACTTTATCATGATCACCATTTTTATTTACTTTATTGCTCTATATATGAAAAAACTAACAGAGATCATGTCTCTAAACTCTAAACTACTGGATAGCCTTAAGGCTTACGGAAATCTAGAGAAAACCGTCAAGGAAATTGAGACGCAGGTCTCTGCATTAGAAGAGCCGGTTCCGAAGGCCGTCGCTTATGTGACCTACGAAAGTAACCCGTCCGATGATGAAGACGATCCAGAGTTAGAAGAGGAAGATGACGATGATCTCTTAAAAGATGATAAGGTGCCGGATTACCTGAGAGAGGAACGTACAATAGTGGTGGAAGAAGATGAAGAGCAAAGTGAAGAAGAGAGGGAAGACGATCTTCCAAGGGTGRAATGGGAGAAGACAAAGGTTGGGCTAGATTTGGGTTTTGGGCCCGGGGTGGTGGTTCCATCGATTTCAGACTTCGATGGGGGCACTTATGTAAAATACACAGGATTCGGACAAATGGACCCGGATGTCAGGAACTTGATCTCCAAGATGATGAAAGATCTGGCAAATCAATTTGGCACGAAATACGGTTATGATGTGGATTTGTTTGACTACCAAGGTGATTTCCTGGAAGTATTCCTGCCCAACAAGTCTCATAGGGAGGAATTCACGGAAGACAAAAAGGAGAAACCTTCAAGGAAAGATGATGCTCCTCCCAAGGGGAAAGACATACCCAAGGAGTCCTCTCCAGCCAGGGAGGAGGATGAATGCGGAAGGTTTCCCAAAGAAAAGGAACTCCAAAGAAAGGAGAAATCATGCCTCTGGGATGCTGTGAAGAGTATGACCATTCAGTTTGCCCCTTGGAAAGAGGGCGATTCACCCCTATGTGTGACAATCCGGGAACTGTTTGTCAGCGAATCTGAGTTTAAACTTCACTGTAGTGATACTCAAACAGAGTTTGAGATGGCTCTGACCGGGATAAGGTTGAGGAAATTGTATAATAAATTGTATCAAAAATATAGATTGTGATAGATAGGGTGGAGGATATGAAAAAAACTAACAGACATCATGTCTACACTCAGAAAAATCTTCGGGATCAAGAAATCAAAGGGAACTCCTCCCACATACGAGGAATCTTTTGCAACTGCACCAGTCATGATGGATACTCATGATACTCACTCTCATTCAATCCAATGGATGAGGTACCAAGTTGAGATGGACGTACATGTGGATGTACCGTTGAAATCCATGTCCGATCTCCTTGGATTGCTCAAAAGCTGGGACTCCGATTATAAAGGCTCAAAGAATAAAAGGAGATTTTACCGTCTCGCCCTGTTCCGATGTGCCTTAGATCTGCACAGTTCAGGATCATATTCCACTGATGGATCTGCCATGTACTCTAATAGAGTGCAAGGGAATTGTTATGTCCCTCACAGGTTTGGGCAGATGCCGGCATTCAGAAGGGAAATTGAAACCTTCAGATACCCAGTGCACCAATCTGGCTACAATGGTGTTATAAATCTGCGACTGTCAATTTGTGACCTGCACGGAGAGAAACATGGCCTTAATTTGCTGAAGGAGTGCCAGGGGATCAGTCCTGCCAACTTTAAGAAATATCTGGACTTGGTAGGATTGGAGGCCGCCTGTTCTGCTACAGGAGAGTGGATTTTGGACTGGACATCTCCGGGACCGATTGATGTGGTCCCAAGAGTCCCAACACTCTTTCTGAGAGACTAGATGTCGAATTGGCAATCAAATAGATGATTATGAAAAAAACTAACAGACATCATGTCTATCTATTACGCATTATTTGTGGTGTCTTTGGCGGCGGGTTGTTGGAGCATCCCGGTATTCGTACCGCAGGACCAGACCATTGCATGGCAACCGGTAGTCCGTCCTTTTAATTACCAGTGTCCTATACATGGAAACTTACCAGATACATTCGGTCTCAAATCAACAAAATTGACATTTCGATCCCCATCTGTCTTCAGCCCTGGGACAGTATCCGGATGGATCTGTCACGCCGCAGAATGGAAGACAACATGTGATTATCGTTGGTATGGACCTCAGTATATCACCCACAGCATCCACTCAATTAGGCCTACCATAGAGGAGTGCAAAAGAAGCATTCAGCAACTAGAATCGGGGACAAATGAAGACCTGGGTTTCCCGCCTCAAAGCTGCGGATGGGCCTCAGTCACAACCGTATCAAATAAGAATTACAAAGTCGTTGTCCATCCTGTTCACTTGGAGCCTTATCAGGGTAAATGGGTTGACCATGAATTCGTAGGAGGAGAGTGTAATGCTCCAGTTTGTGAAATGAGAGGCAACCATTCAATCTGGCTAACGGATCATGTCTTAAAAGAGGAATGTAATCAGCACATTGAAGCGACAACAGGAATCATGTATGGAAATGTTTTGAGAGGTGACAACCTGTACGTGAATAATTTTATAATTGATGAGCATCACAGGGTTTACAAATTCAACGGAGCCTGTCGAATGAAGTTTTGTGGAGTTGATGGAATTAAGTTTCTTCGAGGAGACTGGGTTGAGAAGCAGGGAGAACTTGCACGACTTCATGAAAACGTACCAGATTGCTCAGAGGGAACATTAATCTCCGGACACAAACCTGGCGTTGATTTGGTTGATACAGTGTTTAATCTAGAAAACATATTAGAATTTACGCTGTGTGAGGGCACAAAGGCAAAAGTTAATCGGCAGGAGGCACTTACATCAGTCGATTTGAGCTATTTAGCTCCACGAGTAGGGGGGCTTGGATCAATTTTCCGTGTCAGAAATGGGACATTGGAAAGGGGTAGTACGATTTACATGAAAATTGATGTGGAAAGTCCAATAGTGCCAGAATTGGAGGGATTTGATCCAAGAACAAATCAATCAAGGGTATTCTGGGATGATTGGGAACTAGATGGAACCACATATCAGGGATTTAATGGGATTTACAAGGGGCAGGACCAAATGATTCATATCCCATTGAATATGATAGAGTCTGGGCTGGTTGATGAGGAACTGCAAAGATCATTCCAAGCAGATACCATTCCACATCCTCATTTCTCTGATGATAGCATCTCGGATGATGGCATCTTTTTCGATAATACCGGAGAAAGCGGCAACCCAGTGGATGCAGTAGTTGAATGGGTGAGTGGATGGGGAACAAGCTTAAAGTTTTTCGGAATGACATTGATCGCATTAGTGTTGCTGTTTATTGTTGTTCGAGTGGTGATTGCGATAATCTATTGTCTCAAAAAGCCGAAGAAAGTGTCCGTGGAATCCCATGAGATGAGATCCTTTGTTTGAAATAAGTAGGGAATCGTGACATTGAGAATGATTATTTTCTATATTACTTGTTGTTGCGAGAATCTGAAGTAAATAATGGTGTATGAAAAAAACTATAACAGACATCATGTTTGATTGGGAAAGCCAAGATGTCTCCTCTGGGCTTCCAGATGAAGACTTTTACTTCCCCACATCTAAACTTAGTGTCGAAGAAAGAATGCATTATCTGAATAATGTAGATTATAACCTGAATTCACCACTCATCTCCGATGATATAGAATATCTCACCATGAAACACTTCGGACGCTCCATACCTGCTCTATGGAAGATAAAGAACTGGGAACTACCATTGGAAATGTTAAAAAATGTCGGTAGAATCCGATCCTGGGACCAAATTCATCCTTGGATGGGCAAATGGTTCGACTCTGAACATAAAAGCCCTCAGGGCGAATCCTTCCTGAGGACCGTCCAAGCTGAAAGTGAATTGACAGCTGAAATCCCCATCACATTCCTCAAAGGATGGATAGGGAAGGACATCACCTATCCTGTGAAGAAAGGGCATGGAGCAGTACATACCTTGATGCAAAAGGTCTTAGATTTACACAAATTGACATTACTAATTAACGCAGTCGATTCTACAGAGACAACCAGGCTGTGTGACTCATTCGGAATTGATCCCAAATTTTCACGATTTAACACACACTCCTTAGGAGTTGTGCGTTACTGCCCCAATTGGATATTCATCGAAGATGCAGCTGTGTTGTTAGACAGAAACTTCTTGCTTATGATGAAAGACACACTTATCGGCAGACTACAAACATTGATTTCAATGTTAGGGAATTACGAAATGACAGAAGATCAGACCTACCAACATACAGACACCATGTTATCACTATATTCATATGGAGATCAGATCATATCCAAATCCGGAAACGAAGGCTACAGCAAGATCAAACTGCTAGAACCGATCTGTAATTTGAGACTATCAGAACTTGCTCACACGTACAGGCCCTTGGTTCCAGAGTTCCCTCACTTCAAAGATCATGTTGAAACCTCAGTACAAGAAGAAGACACGACAGATGGATTATTATCATCGATATTTCAACTTGTCAAAGAGACAGACGACATTCAATTGATCCTTACAATCTATGGATCATTTAGACATTGGGGACATCCATTCATATCCTATTTTGAAGGTCTCAAAAAGTTGCATAGTCAAGTTACACTTCCAAAAGTCATCGATCGGGAGTATGCTGCAGCACTAGCTAGTGATCTTGCCTATACTGTCTTGCAAAGGAAGTTCTCTGAAGAGAAGAAATGGTATGTGAATGCAGATGAGTTGCCCGCTAAACACCCCTTGAAGGAACACATAGAAAACGGCACATGGCCGACTGCGGCGCAGATTCAAGATTTCGGAGATCGATGGAATCAATTGCCACTGACTAAATGTTTCGAGATCCCTGATTTATTAGATCCTTCAGTTATTTACTCAGACAAGAGCCACTCCATGAACAGGAGGGAGGTCATTGACCACGTCACAACCACGCCAAATAAACCCATTCCGAGCAAGAAAGTGTTGGAGACAATGTTAAACAACCCTGCGACAGATTGGCCATCCTTCCTGAAAGCGGTAGACGAAGAAGGATTACCCCGTGACAGTCTCATCATAGGATTGAAGGGAAAAGAGAGAGAGTTAAAGATCGCCGGAAGGTTCTTTTCACTGATGTCTTGGCAGTTGAGAGAGTACTTTGTGATAACGGAATATCTGATTAAGACCCATTATGTTCCACTATTTAAAGGATTGACTATGGCAGATGACCTCACATCAGTCGTGAAGAAGATGTTGGACAACACAAACGGACAAGGATTAGACGACTATTCATCGATTTGTATAGCGAATCACATTGATTACGAAAAATGGAACAATCATCAGAGGAAAGAGTCAAATGGACCGGTCTTTCGCGTCATGGGACAATTTTTGGGATATCCCCGGCTGTTTGAGAGAACTCACGAGTTCTTTGAATCCAGCCTCATTTACTACAATGGCAGACCAGATTTGATGGATGTGAGGGGAGATTCTTTGGTCAACACCACAGAAAAGCTGGTTTGTTGGGAAGGCCAAGCAGGAGGGCTAGAAGGATTGAGGCAAAAAGGATGGAGCGTGTTGAATCTACTAGTCATCAATAGAGAGTCATCCATCAGGAACACGATAGTCAAAGTATTAGCTCAGGGAGACAATCAGGTCATATGCACCCAGTACAAGACAAAAAATTACAAGAATGAAGAAGAGCTTAAGATGCTCTTGTCAGCCATGGTAGACAACAACCAAACTATCATGGATAGTATTGTGACAGGGACAGGCAAATTGGGACTAATCATCAACAATGATGAAACTATGCAATCTGCTGATTATCTCAATTATGGAAAGATGCCAGTATTCCGAGGCATCCTACGAGGGCTGGAGACTAAGAGATGGTCCAGAGTCACATGCATCACCAATGACCAAATTCCAACATTGGCAGGAGTGATGTCTTCTGTGTCCACGAACGCACTCACAGTAGCTCACTTTGCAGCCAGTCCTATCAATGCCATCCTGCAATACCATTATTTCGCAAACTTTTGTTTGCTGATGATTGCCATGCACAATCCTGCAATCAGGAGCAGCATGTACACAAGAATGTTCCGGAAGTGTCACATCATGTCCAAGGAATTCAAAGCTGTGACACTGTACCTTGATCCATCACTGGGAGGAGTCTGCGGAATATCACTGGCAAGATTCTTAATCCGGGCATTCCCTGATCCCGTCACCGAAGGTCTGTCCTTTTGGAAGTTGATATACCACCATTGCCAGTCAGACTGGTTGCGGAAGTTAGCCAAGAGATGTGGAAATCCCAAATTAGCGCGGTTCCGACCTGAGCATATACCGAAGATAATCGAAGATCCTGCTGCACTGAACATCTCCATGGGGATGAGTGCCTCAAATTTGCTGAAGACAGAAGTCAAAGGTCATCTGATAAGAACTGCCGACTCTATTCAGAATCAGATAATCAGAGAGGCTGCAGAATACCTAGGACAAGAAGAAGAATCTCTGAACGAATTTTTATGGGATATCGAACCCTTCTTTCCTCGATTTTTAAGTGAATTCCGAAGCAGCACATTCGTCGGGGTAACAGACTCCCTGATTGGTCTCTTCCAAAATTCCAAAACCATACGTGGTTTGTTCCGGTCCTTTTACAAGAGAGAACTCGACCGACTCGTAGTGAAAAGCGAGTTGTCGTCACTTGAACATCTGGGGTCTTACCGGAGGGAAACACCTGATACAATTTGGGAGTGTTCCAGCTCGCAAGCAGACTTATTGCGAGAGAAAAGCTGGGGAAGATCAGTTATTGGGATGACAGTCCCTCATCCTTTGGAGATGTTTGGAACAGGACACCTCAAGGAGGCAGATTGTACTCCGTGTCAGACTTCTGGTCTGACGTATATCTCCTCTTACTGCCCAAAGGGAATAAACAATTGGTACTGCACAGTGGGGTCCCTAGCTGCATATCTGGGATCGAAAACGTCAGAGACCACTTCAATCCTACAACCATGGGAGAAAGACAGCAAAGTACCGATAATCAAAAGAGCAACGAAATTGAGAGACAGCATATCATGGTTCGTTCAACCAGATTCTAAATTGGCCAAAAGTATTCAACAAAATCTGAAAGCACTAACAGGAGAGGATTGGGAGGAGGACATCCAAGGATTCAAAAGAACTGGATCAGCATTACACAGATTCACAACATCCCGAGTCAGTAATGGAGGATTCAGCGCCCAGAGTCCAGCCAAATTAACTCGGATAATGACAACCACAGATACTATGAGAGACTTGGGTGACCAAAACTATGATTTCATGTTTCAAGCAGGAATCCTATACAGCCAAATGACAACCGGAGAGATGAGGGAAGGTTCAACCAATTCGACTGCTACTCATTATCACATATCCTGCAAATCCTGCTTAAGAGAGATTCAAGAACCGATGCTAGAGTCTAGGGTGGTTTACAATCCTCCATCCTCAAGCAGGATCATTCGCAGCTGGGTCCCTGGCACAGCCGGGATGATGGAAGAGTCAAAGTCAATGGTATTGCGCGAGGTCGATTGGGACCCTCTGACTCGTCATGAAAAATCATATCACATCGGAAGATGTCAAGGGTTTCTTTACGGAGATCTAACATATCAGAAAACAGGGAGGTCTGAAGAAAGTTCAATATTCCCTTTAAGCATTCAGTACAAGGTAGAAGGAAATGGATTTCTGAAGGGATTCTGCGACGGAATCATCAGAGCGAGTGCAGTCCAGGCCTTACATAGGAGGATTTCATCAATTGTTTCAACGGCTGATGTCATCTATGGAGGTGCACTATACTTGACCAATCAAGTTGGAGACAGTCCTCCCTTTCAAAACCTCTGCAGAGCAGGACCTCTTCGAGAGGAATTGGAAAGAATCCCTCACAAAATGACAAGCTCTTATCCAACGTCGAACTCGGACATGGGTTATTTGATTCGGAATTATTTAAAGAGGTCTCTAAAGCAATTGAGTAGGGGTAGGTACGAAACCAAAGAGGGAACGTTGTGGATCTTCTCTGATGTACGGACCAAGAAATTCCTCGGACCTTTCAGCCTCTCCACTGATGCATTACGATGCCTCTATAAGAGCAAATTATCCAAAAAGGATAAAAATGCTGTGAGGAATTTGAGCCAACTCTCTAGCAGAATGAGAACAGGGGATCTTTCTGATGAGGAAGTCGGGAAGATCGAAGCCAGATTCTCTTTCACACCAGCAGAAATGAGACATGCCTGCAAGTTTACAATTGGAAAATCTAAATCGCCAAATGTAATGTCAGAGTGGGGTCAAGAAGCTTACGGGAGCATCACCTCGTATCCTGTTTTTTATTCCACCAGCTCAACCATGAGACCTGATTGGTCTTTCAGCCGCTTGCAAAACCCAACCATATCTGGATTACGAGTTAGTCAGCAAGCAACTGGTGCCCATTACAAATTGCGGAGTATTCTCAAAGGAATGAAGATACATTACCAAGATGCCATAGGATGTGGAGATGGGTCTGGAGGATTGTCCAGTTGCTTGATGAGAGAGAACAAGCACAGCAGAGTGATATTCAACAGCTTGCTTGAATTAACTGGGAACACATTGAGGGGTTCTACTCCTGATCCTCCAAGTGCTATCAATGGAATACCACAAATCAGAGAAAGATGTGTTAATCTAGACAATGTCTGGGAATATCCGTCTGATCTGAGTCATCCTGACACGTGGAAATATTTCCAGGATTTAAAAGAACAATTCAATTTAGAGATCGACCTGATCGTTATGGACATGGAAGTCCAGGATGTACAGATCAGCCGAAAGATTGAGCAAAACTTGAGAGACTCCGTCGCATCCTTGCTGTCCAAACAAGGGACAGTAATATATAAAACATACATGACAATCCTGTCCGAAAATGACCAATCAGTTTTAGAGACAGTAGGGGTACTGTTTGAGGATGTCCAACTTTGTCAGACGCAGTACAGCAGTTCTCAGACATCAGAAGTCTATTGTGTGATGAGAAGACTTAGACAAAGGGTGGACAGCAAATTCGTAGATTGGCAGAGCCTTGTCAGGCAAGGGATTGGATCTAAGATTTACTGCAATCAATCTTTGGAAAATGAGTTCAATCGAGCATTGAAAATCTACCAGGTTGATACATTGGTAGGTGTTCCTAGAGAATTGGTACCAAATCTGGCTGTCGAGTTGGAGACCTTACTAGAGATAGGAGGGTTGTCTGGAGGAATCTTAGGGAAGCTAGTTCTGGACTTAGAAGAAGGAAGACTCGGATTTACGATGGGACTCATCGTATCCTGCATTCTCATAAGTGAGGCCGCAATCAACACAACACGATTGACCCTCAAAAAAGAGTACCCATCCTCCGGAGCTTGCCAGAGAATGGCGGTTTGTCTGATTGGAGCAGCAGTATTGCTGTCAGTTCAACACAAATCAGTGGAAAACCACAAAGGAGTCATCCGGATGCTGAGAGCAAGCATGCCCATCCGAATAACCCATCGTCCCGGTAAGGAAGGGAAAATAAAGGCCAGATGGTCCAGCATTAGTCGAACAGGACTGGCAAAGGACGTAAGACTGACATCGAACATGGCAGGAGTAGGGGCATGGATTAGAGTCTGGTCCCGAATGAAACAATTCGAGAGAAAGTGGGAGGCTCAAGAGGCTGACCATTGGTTAAAATTGCACAACCAAAACCTGTCTATCTCCAATGCAGGAAAAAACACAGGAGTCATGACGATACTCCATGGCACAGGAGATCGGCTGGACAGATCAGTACCAACCATCTCTTCAGCACCTAGAGATTCAGGATCATGGGTAGAATAGGAGGAGGAATGGGAGTATGAAAAAAACTGGTTTTGTAGTCT